CCCGCCGGTTGTGCACGATGACTCCGCTCCGATCGATACGCTGGAGCTGCGTCTGGAAGGCGCGGACCTGCAGTACGGCATCGTCCCGCAGAGCCTGTGGCTGAACTTCCAGGGTGTGCGCTACTACGACCGCGCCGGTATCGCCTACTACCGCGACGACAATGGCAACGAAATCCAGGCGGGGGCCGTCAACTATGTTGAGGGCATCGTTTCGTTCACGGATTGGGAGACCGGCGCGGCGGCGGGTACCGTCAACGGATTGCTGGTCGCGTATGGCCGCTGGCCGTTGACGAGCGCGTTCTGGCGCGTCGATGCGCCCCGGCTCAAGGCCGCGAGCTTCCAGATCACCTATACGCGGTTCGACCAGACCGTGGCGGACCAGGCAACGGCAGACAATGCCGGGGACATCGCCGGCGCGGGCGGCCTGGTCGGCACGGTGAACTACGACACAGGCGTCTACGCGCTCACGTGGACCGACGACGTCGTGCCCGAGCTTGCGACATACAACGCCGTCGCCATCACCTACCTGCCGCTCGACCCCGAGATCATCGGCCTAGATCCCGTGCGCTTGTCCGTCGACGGCCGCATCCCGACGATCCAGCCGGCGGACGTGGCGGTGTTGCACAACACGCAGACCACCGAGCTGCCGAACCCTGCCGTCGCCGGGCAGACCTACGAGACGCGGCCGTACATCAGCTGGCTGGAGATCCGCGACGCCGAGAACGTGCTGATCCCGACAGACCGCTACACCTGGGACAAGGAGAGCGGCGATGTGGAGATGGCGAACCCGCTCGACCTGGACGACTTCACGCAGCCGCTCACGGTCTATCACCGGATCGAGGACATGCTGCTGGTCACCGACGCCCAGCTCAGCGGCTACGTCGGATTCAACGCGCAGATCACGCACGACTATCCTGCTGACACCTCGTTCCTGAGCACGGCGCTGCCGCTCGGCAACGAGCTGCAGGCCAGCGCCTTCGGCGTGTTCGGCCAGGAGACGTGGACGGAGGAATGGTCCGACGTGCTGATCGGCGACCCCAGCGTCGGCCAGTACAACAACACGGTCTCGCCGATCCTTGTCACCAACGAAGGGGCAATCCGCGAGCGCTGGCGCGTCGAGTTCACCAGCGTGAACGCGTTCCGCGTGATCGGCGAAACGGTCGGCCAGGTCGGCGTCGGCGAAGTCGGGCTCGACTGCAGCCCGCTCAACCCTGCCACCGGCGCGCCGTACTTCACGCTGCAGGCCGCAGGCTGGTCCGGTGGCTGGAACATCGGCAACCAACTGCGCTTCAACACCGAAGCCGCAGCGCGGCCGATCTGGTTCAACCGCTGCACCTTGGCCGGGCCGCTCACCGACCCCGAGGACCGCTTCCAGATCGAGCTGCGCGGCGACGCGAACTGAGGACCAAGACATGGGCGTGAACTACTACACCAGCGAAGACGCCGGCGCGCCGGTGCTCAGTGGCCAGGTGGGCGCACTGATCGCGCTGCTCGACGCCGTGCTCGTGAACGGCTACGGCAGCAAGGCGGCGCTTGGCTGGACCAAGGCTTTCAGCGGCACGAACAAGGCGGCCTATCGGCTCGATCACGCGACTAACAGCGGGCGCTACCTTCGCGTGGATGACAGCAACGCGCAGTACGCGATCGTCAATGCCTACGATGTGATGAGCGATGTCGATACAGGAACGGGAGGTTTCCCGGCGACGGCAACGGCGCGGTACTGGCGCAAGAGCAGCACCAGCGATGCAACGGCGCGCCCCTGGGCTATCTATGGCGACGAGGCGTTCATGCACTTCTTCGCGAAGTGGCACAGCAACGCGACGTACAGCTATATCCATCACGTGTTCGGGGATCTGCTGCCGGCCCACGACTCGCCGGGCGCGGTCTCGATGTTCTCCGGCTCTTCGTCCGGTAGCGAGTCCTTTCCAGGGCAGCAGTCCGACCTGCACAACATCAACACGACGTCGGCCCTGGATCGTGTGCATGCGATTCCGGACGCCGCCGGCACACTGACCGAGGTCAAACCCCGCCTTGTCGGGCACTACATGACAGGCTCGGCGCTGGGGGATGGCCGGCTTAACGTCACGGGTAGCGCCGAGCCCAATGGTGCCGCGCTCCGCTGCAGCCCCATGCATGTAGCGCGCGATGGGGGGAACTCGGGCAGCACCAACTGGATCATGGGCATGCTGCCGGGCCTTCTGGCGCCCTGGTACCGCATGAGTGCGACGCAGGGCGGGACGGAGTACGACGATCTGATCGACGGAGGCGCGCGTAACTATCGGGTGCAGGCTGCCAACTACGGGAATGCATCGGCGATCGCGGCGGTGCTGATTGACGTCTCGGGGCCGTGGCGGTGAGCCGATATCTCATGCCGGGCAGTCAAGTGCGCCGCCGCGACGGCATCCACGGCAAGGGGCGCATTGCAGGAGTTTCTCCTGGACTCGTGACTGTCGACGGCACCCCAGCAGCGCGCGACGTCACGCTGATCCTGCGATCTGAGCAGCGGGTAGTCGCAAGAACGGTCAGTGCCGGCGACGGCTCTTACGAGTTCGGACACCTCGACGAGGCGCAAACGTTCGTGGTGTTTGCATGGGATCGGCACAACGAGCACAACGCAGCGATCGCCGACAACATCACGCCGGCATTGATGCCGGAATACGAGCCATAGCGCGGTGAGCGGTGAGCTATGCGCCATCAACAGGGGATGCCGTCGCACTGGCCTTGTCGGGCGACTACACGCCGCCCGCCGGCGACGTCGTCGTGCTCGAGCTGGCGCCGTCAACGCCCCCCACGGAGCCGCCGTTCACCGGCCCGGAGCTGGCCGCACTGGTTGGCCTGCCGTGGACGCAGGGTGAGCGACGCGATGCAGTGCGGCACCTGCCGTGGCGCGATGCGCCGACTTGCGATGCTTTGCCTCGCATCCGCTGGCAGCAGGCAGTCGCGACCGACCACCATCTGGCGCTCGCCTGGAGCGACAGCGATCGCGCCGATGCAGCGGTACGCGCGTCATGGGAGTGGGCCGAACGCATTGACGCAGCCATCGCGCCATCGTGGCGGAGATCAGAGCCCAGGGATCACGCGAGGGCGATCGCCTGGCAGTGGGCCGACACCGCGGATGCCGCTCGTGGCCTGTCGTACCGCAACCCGCCGCCACGCGACACGACCCACCATGTCGCATGGGACTGGAGCGAAGGGCGAGACGCCAACCGGACCGCGCGCTACGACAATCCACCACGGCGCGACATCCACAGCACGATCCCTTGGGGCTGGGGCACGCCGCTGCATCAGCAGTACGTGCTCATCCCGCCGCCGGTGCCGATCGTCGATGGCACGCCGCCCTGCTACACGACGCCGCCGGGCGATCGCGTGCGCCTGGCGCTGCGCGGGCCGGCCTACTTGCCGCCACCGGGTGACCAGGTTCCGCTACGCATCACGTGCGGCGACACGCGCGAGTACAGGGTCCAGAGGACGCTGATCATGGAACACACCCTCACCGTCTGCAGGCTCCCAGACCGCACGCCGCTCAACGTCGCTGGCGTAACTCTCAGCCTCGATCGCGATTCATGGGCCTGGACCGCCGAGCTGCAGATCGTCGACCGTGCCAGCTATCACCTGGTGCTGCCGGACGGCAGCGGCCCGAAGCTGGTCGAGATCGCCATCAGCGGCCACGTCTGGACGGCGCTGATCGAGCGCGCGTCCGAGCGCCGCGTCGCCGCGCAGGATGGCAACAAGACGCCGACACGCTTCTCGGCCGGCGGCCGAAGCCGCACAGCGATCCTCGCCGCGCCCTATGCCGTGGCGCGCCCCTACGTGAGCGACGAGGCGATGACCGCCGCGCAGGCTGTGACGCGCGAGCTTGAGTTCACGGGCTTCACGCTCGACTGGCAGATCGACGACTGGCTGATTCCGGCCGGAGCCTGGCGTTACGAGAACGAGACGCCGATGTCCGCCATCCTGCGCATCGCCGCCGCGGCCGGCGCGAGCGTGCAGAGCGATCCCGAGGACGAGACGATCATCGTCAAGCCGGCGTATCCGGCCGCGCCGTGGTTGTGGTCCGAGGAGACGCCGGCCGTGATCCTTGACGGCCAGAGCCTTTTCGAGATGGGCCGCGAGTGGAAGCCCGGCCCGCAGTACCTGGGCGTGTACGTGAGCGGCGAGACGCAGGGCGTGCTCGTCAACGTGATCCGCGACGGCAGCGCCGGCAGCCCCTACGCGCAGATGATCGTCGACCCGCTGATCACGTCGACCGAACCGGCACGCGGGCGCGGGCTGCGCGAGATCGCCGACAGCGAGAATCAGACCCTCGAACCTGTCGTGCTGCCGCTGCTACCGACGCCGGCAGAACCCGGCGTGATCCTGCCTTGCGAGTTGGTCCAGGTCGAAGACCCCGTGCACGGCATCTACAAGGCGCTGGCGACCGGCGTGA